TACCGTTGAAAGTAATGTTGGTTTCCCGTTCTCCGTTATAACCGCACCGCTTGAAACGATTTTTGGCTGTGCGCTTGTGGTCGTCTGCGTCGCGTCGTTGCTGTTTCCGCTTTGGTCATACCAAGTCTTTACGAACGCATCTCCCGAACCTGCGAAAGCCGTTAACGAAACGGTATCGAGTTCACCGAATACGTTGAATCCAATATCTTGCTCGGTGTTGTCTGACGACCTACGGACGCGGATAGCTGACCCCGTGTAAGTCGAATCCAAAAGCCTCAACGAGTACGCCGCCGCCGCACCTGAATACGTGTCTAGGAGTGGCGTGTTTTGGGTGAAGTAGTCGCCTATGTTTTCTTCGATGGATGTGCGGTCTGTGGATTTGTCGGAAGCGTACAAAACGACTTCCTGCGCTTTTCCCTGCATTACAAATGAAGACCTATTGAATAAGACTCCAACCGCATCACCTGAAAAGTCAAGAGCCGTTAGGCTTTGTCCTGCGCTTGTATATGCGTTGTAAATGTCGCCTCGTGTATTCGGACTTACAGATGAGCCATCTTTATATATGTTGTTCATAGTGTAGCCAAACACGCCCGCTGAACCTGAACCTGATTGTGCTAATGGTATAACGTCTGTGCTTACTGTTTCAGCAAGCAAAGACCACGCGGTGTCACTTGAATCAACTGAATGCGTTATAAATCCAAACTTTGAACTTGCCGCGCCAATAGCCGATAAATCAAAACCGTCATCTGTTCCGTCAAGAAGCAAAGCCAAACGGCCACCCTCTTTTACCAATGCGCCACCCGTGTAAATCGTTGGTTGTCTTGCTGTGGTTGCTGTCGCATCGTTGCCGTTGCCCGACTGGTCAATCCAAGAACTGACCGTGCAAGTGTTACCCGTGCAGAAGGTCGTTATAGCAGCCTCGTCGATGTTTCCTTCCGAGTCAAAGCCTATCGTTGTGGTCGTGCTATCCGATGCTCTGCGAATTACCATGCAGTCGGTTTGAGCGAATCGAAGTTGACGCGTTGAGTATGCCGCCGCTGCTCCTGAGCCGAAAGTCTCATCCAAAAGATACGCGGTTGCGCTCGCCTCCTCCCATGTTTGCTTGAGGCTAATTGGAACCGTGCCGCCCGTCCTCGCTTTGAGGTTCTCAAGTAGTGCCGCCTTGACCGTAGCGAATGAAGCGTCGTCTGCGGGTGCGGGTGTAAACTCAACCCATGTCCCCGTGTCGGGATCCGCGAACGCTGCCTCTGAGTAATATATCTTCCTTTTGATAATCTTCCCCGCTGTTGGGGTGTCGCTCGATGCGCTTTGCGCGAGTCCGTCCCCGTCCGCTTTGGCTGTATAGTAGAGTTCTGTTGTTGCCGTTGCTCCGCTTCGGAAGGTCTCCGCGTCTGTTGCGAAGCGTTCATGGTATTGAACCCCGCTTGCAGCGTCTGCCCATTCGAGATCGTAGTCCGTGCCGCTTGCCTTCACGAGAGCTTGTCCCGAAGTACCTCCCGCAATGACTCCAACCTTTGCCGTGTTCGCGGTTATCTCTCCCGCTTGAGTCGGGGTGATTCCGACTTTGGCGTTGTTCGCTGTGATGTCATCGGCTTGAGTTTGAGTGATACCGACCTTGGCATTGTTGGCTGTTATATCGTCCGCCTGTTGAGTCGTGATTCCGACCTTGGCATTGTTTGCGGTTATGTCTGCGGCTTGTTGGGTAGTAATCCCCACCTTTAGCGTATTCGCTGCGACAGCGGCATTCGCTGCAACGCGTGCCTCTGTATAATATAGATTGCCGTTCTCGTCAATGTCTCCCGTATCCAAAACAACAACACCCGTCTGACCATTTACCGAGTCAACAGGTACGTTCGGGATGTCTGTTGTGAGTGCAAGCGTACCGCCTGAGCTTGGAAGCAAAACGGTAATGTTTCCCGCGTTTGGAGCGCGAAGCCAAATCTTACCCGTTGAATTCTCCCAATATGTCAACGCCCCTTGTTTAAAGTTGATGTCTGCAACCGTAGAAACAGCGTCGCTGCCTTCGATGGTCATCGCTTCAAACTCAACTTCGTTGCCTGATGTGCCCGCTGCAACCGAAAAGGACATAACCCCTGGGGAGGCTTCGCTAATCGTTAGCCCCGAATGGTTCACCTTCATCGTTGCACTGGCTGCAAGAATGTCGATATAGCCCTTCGTTGTATCGTTCAAGGTGTCGTATACCTGCGCCCCTGTTCCGCTTGCTTTAAACCGTGCAAGAAGCTCTTGCAATCCTCCGTTCACCATCCACTCTTGTACGCCTGCATTGTAGGAAAGGACGTCACCCTGTTCCGGGGCAATTATATCTACGTCGTCCAACTGGCCAAACTCCGTAACGCCGCCGGTGCCGTCCGCTGGTTGCCATTCCTGCGCTGCTGCATCGTATGCAATCACTTGCCCATCGGTTACGCCTGTGGTATCAACGTCGTACAGATCGCCGAGCTTTGCACCTGTAACCGGTGTGCCCTGTGCAATCTCTACGTTATCGCGCTTAATTCGAAAAGTAAACGTAAGCACTTGCGCGAAGCGGCGCGGTGCGTCGATTGTGTCTATGTCAACGTCATTGAATTGAACGCTCTCCACGTTCACCCCGTTGTATGTTCCGCTAACGCGATCCAGTGCGCCGCGTACCTTGCTGCCAAGATCAGCGGCCAGCGCATAACTATCGGCGTAGCACAGAAATTCAAAGCGTACTTCGTCCAGCTTACTCGGCCCGTCGTGCGTATCCTCAGGCGCTACGCTCAGAAGTTGATACACAACAAACGGCGTGGCGGTTTCCTGCTCTGCTACCTCTGGAAAAATGTTAACGCCAACAATGTCGGTGACGTCTGTGTTTTGCGTCAGTATTACGTACGCGGCTATTCCTGCATTCATTTCTTTTGCTTTTTTGCTTTCTCCCTTGCGGCCTTCCTGATCTGAAAATTATATTTCTTTTTCATAGCTTCAAACGCGGCGGCTCGCGTGTTAGCTATCGACCGCTCAAATACGCCCTTCTGTTTGTTCCCTCCAAATTTCTGGTCGCCTCCTTCGACGATATTTGCAAACCATGCATCCGAGTCTTTCGGTGCGCGCCTACCTACACGCGGCCCAACCCAGAAAGTACTAAATCGTTTGTCAATTTTCCAGACCTTTATGGATCGGCGCAAAGTTCCCACTTTAATATCCGGCCCACCCTTGCCGCCTCTTCGTACGCGGATAACCTCGCGCGCGTCCTTTATGTTGCCAATCATTTCTTTTTTGTACAGGTTGCCAACGCTTCGATGAATACGGGTTTGCACGTTTGTATCGCTGACCTGTTTACGCAGCTGCTCGAATTGTTTCATCAGCGGCTTAATGTCTGCGCCGATTCCTTCAAAGCCAACCTTCCCGCCTTTCTGCTCAAGTGATCCCTGTGCCATGTGTTCCGGTTATTTCGCAAAGTAAAATAAGCTGGTCATTGCGTCCAACTTCTTCAATGCCTTGAATGGTGTACGTGTTGCTGTTGTAGATCACTCGGTCCGCTGGATTGATTGCCCGCGTGTCCGTGCTGCTCCGTATTTTAAACCGTAGCCGTTGCACCGGCATATCCTGATCGCCTGTAATCTTTTCCGCCATACCTTCGCCGGCCTTCATCAGTTCAGCCCATACCGTTACCAAGGTAGACCATGACGGCACGCGCTCGCCGTACGCGTTGGCGCTGGTGGTGTAGCTCTGCACCTCTATACGTCTATCGCTTTGCCCGATTCTCATACTGAAGTAATAACGCGGTAAGGGTTCAGGATAGCATACAGGCCAAGCGGTAAGGTGGTCGCAATTGTACCGGCTACAACTGGCTGCCGCTGTTCGTATAGGTGTGCAACCATCCACCGAATAGCAGTAATGAAAGGCTTTGGTATATCGGCCTCCGAATAACCGACGTTCATATTCACCTGCACCGCGTTAAATGTGTCGTCATACAGATCGGGCACGTTGTCAAATGTGATCCGCGCGGCTTTGGTTTTAATATCAGCCCACCACTTAGCAGCGGCCAGTGTCTGCGTGGTGTTCGCTGTGTCCGTGTACTGCACCGAGGTGATGGAGTTGACCGGGCCAATGGGCAGGCGGACGTTGTAAAAGAAATCAATATATCCCACGGCGGTAACGTCACCAAGCCGCGTGTTGCAATAGTCCTCAACCCACGCTATCGCTGCATCTCGATAGGCTTCGATTAACGTGTCTTCGTCCGTGTGATCCACGCGCAAATGCTCCTTAAGCTGTGCCACGGTAATAATGCTATTCAGGTCGGGCGTGCCTGTTATTTCTACGGTCATCATGTCGCTAAAATACGGACAAAAAAAAGAGGGGCCGAAGCCCCCCCTTTAACCAAATTGTAACCTAATTAAATTAAGCATTCAAGTGCTTCGCAATGGACAACGCCTTTGGCTGTCGCAAATCGAAGTCAAAGAATCGGTTCACGTGCAATTTAATTTGTGCCGTTCCCGCTGCGCTGTATGGGTCAACAAGCAAATCAATGCCTCCAAAGTATGCCATGATTGCGCCCTGTGCGAAGTTACCGAAACACATTGCACCCGCTGCGGCTGTTGTGCCGTCCTCAAGGAATCCATTCACCAAATATGGAGTCGCAACCGCGTTGTACATATTGAAGCGGCCATTTTCCCAAAGTGGTGTAACGTTGCCAACCTGCGCCAATACCTTAGTCAAACCATATGCGCCCGGACTCATAACATATGAAGAATTAGCAAGGTTCGCGCCTTGAGCTAATGCGTCACGCTCCAAATTGTTTACAATGGTTGTTGACAAAGCACCGTCTGCAACGCTCGTTTGATTAACGGCAGTAGATGCCATAATGGTATCAAAACCATAATCATCGATATAAGCGTTCATGGCTGCGGCCAACTCATTCGAGATGAGGTTGTCGACTTCCGAACCTCCCTGTAAAATTAATTGTTTTGAATATGTTGTATTGGCTGCAACACGCTGAGGCGTCAATGACACTTCATCCATTTCCATTCCTGAAGCTGTATCGGCTTCCACTTCTGTTGCGCCTGTACCTGCGGCCTTAGCGCTTACGCGTGGAAACTGCAAGTTACCTGTAGCGTTTCGAATTACTGTCGTGCCGAGTCCTTCCAATACGGTAGGGGCGCGAAGTGCTTCGATTGCAGCAGGTACCACAGTAGGAACGAATCCGGAACCGTCGCCGCTTCCTGCTTGGAAGTCGTCAGCACCTCCAGCACGCAAAGCGATTGAAGGAATTGCAATTTGTCCAGCCATCTGCAAACCTTGGCTTCGTGCTTCCTTGCTTGCCTCACTTGCCCACTCTGCTTCTGCACCTTCCAAGTTTCGACCGTTTGCAACTACAGCTACTGCACGGCTTAGGGAAAAAGAACCGTTGACGCGCTCAACTTCGCGTTGCTCTGATGCACCGGCTGTTCCTGTTTGCGCCATGCGTGCAACCATATCTTGCTCGCGTGTTTTGTGCT